GTTAAATAGGGACAATAAATGTACTAAATAAACGACTAACTACAACAACCCGGCCATACCCTAAAACTTATATGGAGTTTAAATAAAAAAGAAAAATAAGTGTAAATAAATGAATAAATACGTATAAAATAAAAGAAAAATTCACAAAACAGTTAAAGTAGAAATACCAAATGAACCAGCCAAAGGATAAGCATCAGGTACAATAGTTGACCAAACAGTACCATTGGTGCTAACACGTGGAACAATGTAAGGAACAGAATACAAGCAACCAAACCGAGATTCATCACCAAAGGCAACAGCCATGGACACAGGCACAAAACCACTAGTAGAATTGTATGCCGAAGTTGTACTTATCATAAGCAATAAACTACCTAAGTCGGTGTAAGACTTTGGGTAAACTTCAGTATTAGTGGAAATAGAAGTACCAATCGCCGCGTTTATCTGGATCTCATGATCTAAATAGACCGAAGAAAAACGGGAAGCAAAAGGAATTTCAACTTCTAAAACACGCGACACAGATCCACCAGTGATAGCTAAAGGGGCTCGACCAGCATTAATACCATAGTATTTAATGCCACTAACACCCAAAGCACCAGGCGAATTGTTAGAAGGATTACTGTAATCGATTAAAAAAGAACGAGTGTTAATAGGACTAGTACCTAAAGGGGGGTTACCATATGGTATAGGTGGAAAATAATAAACAGACAAGTTTAACGGCTTGGGAGTATCGGTAGACGTAGACGTAGTTGGGTATTGATCTTCCCACAACTTAAATCGTAAAGGGCCTAAAAATTGAGAATACATAGCAGCATACCAACAAAACAATCCACTCCAAACAGGAACACCATAACCGGGATCCGAGGCATTGGGGGCTATAGGACTAAGAGGAAGGCCACCAGCAATACCTAAAGTATCATTCTGAGCACAAGGAGTAGCAAAAACTGACTTAATAGGAAACAAATATTGGATTTTATTAGCACTATTTACAGTAGCCACATTGCCATAAAGATTGGGTAATGGTTGAAATTTCTTCAAAACTTCAGCAATGGAACGTATACAAGGTTGAACTGATGTCGTTCTAGGCTTTATACTCTCAACTTTTGGGCCAACAGGCATATCAGATGACAAATTAATAGACGTATTGTTACCAACGAAAGGTGGAACAACTTCATCGCTTTGTGGGTTGGCATAAGGCAGAAAATTATTAGCGTAAGAAAGAGTGGAAACTTCGTAATCATCGGCACCAGAAATATAAACATTACAAGTGATGGTTGTTGGTGCATTTGATGGACAAACAAGTGGGTTGATCAACAAAACATTAATCATACCCATAGTTGAGTCACTAGTGACAGTTGAAGCTGATGTATAACAAGTTGGAACGTATTTGTAATCAGTTTCAGATATAAAAGGACAAGTGACTATTGCAGCTGTTGTACCTTGATTTATTTCAATGGATTTGCCATATTGTGAAGTACCGCCAATAATAGAAGAAACAGTACCAAAATAATCGTAATTTAATGCAACAAAAATTTTACAAGTTTGAACAGAAGTGGCTATAACTTCAAACCTAAAAGTGAGACCACCTCGCCACATAGTCCAAGGATATGTCAAATAACTAAGTAATGGAACTTTATTAAAAGTATTGGCAGTTAAATTAACAGGAACAGGATTCATAGGAATAGAAGCTAAAACATTACCAGAAACGTTTGAAGTAGTAATATTAAAAGAACCTAAATATGTTTCTTTCTTTTTTAAATAAGAAAAATCCATTTCATCTATATTGGTACCGAAAGTAGACTCGGTCGACAAAGCCATCTTAGAAGGAAAGATTGCCAACTTATCACTACGATCAACACCAGAAGAAAAATTAAGTCTATCACAAAAAATAAGTTTAGAAGCATCTAAATTGGGATCTAAAGGTTTATCTAAAAAAGGAACTACAGTACGAATAGCGTCATCAATGACGTTCTCAGGTAAAACAGAATCAATAAAAGTGTTGACAACTTCCTTAGCAGTAGTACGTATAACGGAAGTTACAGTTGGTTGGTCACTCGATTCGCCCGCTTGAGGTTTAGCAGCGCTCGAAAAGTTAGACAAAACAACATAATCATCCAATTGGGGCGGAGGTGACTTATAAAGGACTGTGGTGGAATACGATGGGACTTTAAATTCACTATTTACAAATTTGGAAAACACAGAAACACTAACAGATGTTGAGGAACCAGCAGATGCAGTGAGTGGATTCATAACATATACTACTAAAGTACCTAAAACTTGAGGATAATAATAACCAGAAGAACCTAGCAAATTTAAATATTTAACTACGGAATTAAAAGGGATATATAACTTACCGTAAGAATTTGTGTTAGGAAATAGATGCAAAGTGGGATTAACCATTATACTGGCAAAATTAGCAACTGGATTGTTTTGGCCGGAAAAGACTCCAGAACCACGAAGTGGTAGGAAGGTGGCCATAAGTTTACCAGCATGAAAAGGAGAACCAAGCACTTGAACATCTATTTCAATATCACCACGCCAATAAACAAAAGAATAAAAAGGGGCAGAACTGACACTATTATTAATTATATCGGTAGGTAATTGAATTGTGGTTAAAATTGCATGACTAGTTTGGGCAGTAGTCCAAGAAATAGTCCTATTGAAATTATATCTAGAAAGCATTGAATCTAAAGTCCAAGGAACTTCTCTAATAGGCTCCTCTTCTACAGACATTTTGGCGGGTCTTAATCGTTCAGCTTCTGTAGTAACCTCACGATTAGTTAAAACGACACCATAAGAATTCTCAGTTAATTTGGAGTCCTTCTGATGTACGTCAGTTTGGTTTGAGACAGGGTCTCGTTTTAAAATATTGGGTTGAGTTAAAAGAATGTTATTCATAATAATATAAAATAAAAAATAAGGAAATACATATATTATGGTCCATTCACTACAAATGGATTACTTTTCAGTATTTTTAATGCATATTAAGCAATTCAACGAATTTGTCTTCTTGATATAAGGATAACAAATAATCGTCAGACAAAGGTAAAAATTCATATTTAATTTTCTCTAAAAATTTTAATAATCTTGACATTAAATCGGAATAAGTGGTGGAGGCATAACCACGGTCATATAAATAAGCCTCTCGTTGGAAATTTTGTAACTTTATAAGTGATAACTCATCGTTACGGGTTGCGTCCCTAACCCAATTAAGAGTTGAACACATACTATTCAACTGTAATGGAGCAACAATGTCGGAAATCACATAGTGAAAAGAAAAACCTCTCTTTAAAAAAGTGCAATCATAAATTGAACGTGTTTTATAAGTCCACTCACCTTTAGAACCAGGAGTGAAATCTAAACCAACTCTCTGCATCCATTTTTGCATTACAGGACCATTAAAATGCTCTTTGTAGGCGTTAGAAACACCTATTAACACGTCATCACCATAAACACAGGATGTTACGTTGTTATGAAAATCCATAAGTGTAGGATACTTTGAAAAAGACTCGAAATAAGATTCATAATAAGAATAAGCAATATAAGCTTTATTGACTAAACTATTGTAGATAGAAGTTATAAACGCGCCACTGGGTAAAGAATGAGTAGTGACAAACGTTCTATCACCACTAACACATGGATTACACATAATAGAATTAAGAAGGAAATCACACATTTTGAACTCATTTGACGTATCAGAATATTTAATTTTAAATCTTTTCAATATACTTTGATTGATAATCATTTGAAAAGTTGGTAACATGTTCTTATCAAACTTAGAATAATCACCATCAAAAACATTGTCACCAAAGCGAGTTATTGTTGAACATAATCGTGACCATTGCTTAGAAAAAGGATTAATACCAACCATAATGCCAGATCGAAACCTAACCTCTATATTAGCAAAATAATCCATTAAGCTTAACAAATATCGACGACCTAAAACAGTGTGGACTAAGGGAGACATACGAAATACTCGAGGCTTATCAACCTTGTCATTATCACGTAATTCATCTTTTAATTGATCCGCAAAATAGAATTCAGGATAAACATCATTCAAAACATCTTTCTCAAATTTAACCATAAGATCATTAAAGTGGGAATAAAAACAATTATTTTGATAATCTATATAATCCTCCTTACTACCAGGTAAACCAAAACCAACACTAGTGTCTTTATCAATCTTACCTGTAAACTCAGTGCCATTGATAACTTCACAATCATCAACAACACGAGGCTCCCAACCCGATAACAAACTATCAATTTCATGACGTATAAAATCAAAACTACGCATAGAAGGCATAATTGTTTCCTTAAAAGCGCCATCAGCTATCTCTTTCATCTTAACTAAAGGCTTGTTTGAAAAATTGGCAGGTGAACGCCCATTCTCAAACACACCAGCAACTAGTGAAGGCGTCAAAGTGCTTTTTGTACTAGGCATGGATACATTATTAACATCCAAAGCAACAGCATTGTCTTGAGTTTGAACATCACTTGGTTTGACGAAAAATTCCGATCGCTGGTACATAAATTTATCAATAGCATCTATGGTGGACTGGGTAAAAATCTTAATTATACCTGCCGTCTCACCAGAATTAGAAATGGCTTGAGCAACGTGGTGTCCATAAGGAAAACCGTCACTATTAATCAGCCAAGAACCACATAGGGAATCAACTTCATAAGTTGAATATAAATACGTGCCAGGTTCCATAACATTAGCATAATCAAGTTTAACATAATGTGTACTTATATCACTCAAATGCAAATTGCCATCCATTGGTAAAATGGCCGCTGGAGTAGTTAAATACTTACTAGCCGCTGGATGAAAAACTGGTCTATTTAAGGACTGAGCATATTGAGGTAATCGAAGTGGAAGTGACCAAATGGTTATGTCATCTTTTTCGTTTGAATATACCCGTGTGACAAAAACCTTGTCATGAAAGGTAGTTTTAGTTTTGTCAAAAACGGATGCAACAACATCAGAACCGGGTTTTTCTCGAACTGCATGATAAACGGTCGAGAAAAATCTACCAGAAAACACACCAACAACTGAATTAACGACTTGTTGATCCATAATATTTATATAATGAAATTTTATACCCCTAGTGTTATTAACAAATTTAGTCAAATTCGTAGGTGGGGGAACTGGTGATCTTAAATTATAGACACGGTCTAATGATTGGGGAAAAATATCAACGACCTTATTGTTTTTAAAAGGTTTCAATTTCTCAGAAGTATATGCTGGAATATGTTTAACATCATCTTTAAGCTTCGTGGCCGTAGTAGGGAATATAAATGATGATAATGATTCAAAAACACTACCAACACCAGAAGCAATCATTTTAGATATACGAGAAACAATACCAATCATAAACCAACCCAAAACACATACATTGGCAACAGTTAAAACTGTTTGTAGACCAGAGAAAGCAAATGATGGCTGTGGCATAAAATTATTGTTTAAAGACTGACCTGCAGCAAGGAAACATAGAGTAGCGAAATTTGACGAGAAAAAGTCAGCATACTCACGTGCCATAGCCGGAAAATCTTCAAATATCCAACTAACAAAACCATCTTGTGGAATCGCCTCATAAAAAACATTCTCATTCTCAGAAATCATATTAGAATATACTTGTTTCTTAAAAGCTATGCGATCATATAAAATGTCTTTAATAGCAGTACAATAATCACTATTTAAAGGAATATTTGCAATATCATCAAATCTATGTGCTTGTAAATTGTATCTCTTATAAATTATATAACCAGAATAAGTTATAGGTTCACAAGGATTACGAAGAATAGTGCAATTAGAAAAATCAAATAAATCCATACGCCGATGCAAAGCCTCTAAATCAGATATACCACAATCTTGTGTCAAACTAAAATTAATTGAATTAGTTGTGACCATAATTAATGAACTATTAAAAAATCTAGTTCCCTTATTAAAAGCTTCAGCACAATTAAGTGGATACTTAACGGTGGAAACCATCTCTATAAACCCACTCCATTGTGATATGCCTTTTTGACCTACATCATCGGCTGCAAAAATTGTTTCATCATTATAATGGTCATAAAAATCACGCTCACCAGGCGAACTATGTGTATAAATAGAATTCGTATTTTTAAGACGAGTCAAAAGTTTAGATAAAGTATAAGACTTACCACAACCAGGAGGTCCTAAAAACACACAGAAAACTGGCTCAGCACGCGTGTTTGATCTGCTATTTATAACCTTTTTCCTAATAATATCAAACTTCATCTTAAGTTCACGCAAAAAAGGTGGTAACATACCTCTAAAAGCGAACAAACCATCCAAATACTCATAAAAGGGAATTGAAACCTCATCATAAGTACTCAAAAATGATTCACTATAAACACATTCTGGTTTTAAAGAATATGACTGAACCAAACTTTGAACTCGTTTAAGCATTTTTCCTTTACCAGCAATTGGCAAATAATACTCAAGTTGTTCAAAAGGATCTTTATACCAAGTCATATCAGTAAAAAACAAACTTAAGATAACACGAGGAACATCTATTATAAAATTGCAAACATCATACATAAAATAAGAAGAGTCAAAAAGTTTAACATTTGAAAAAATAGATAAATCTCTAAAAAACTTTTTAACATAATCAGGTAATATAGACATCAAACAAACATTAGTGAAAATCTCTGTATAAGAAAAAGATTGTGCATTAACAGGATTAACACTCATAACTTTGCATAAATAAGCGTAAAGTCGCTCAATAAACCTTATCAAAACTATGTATATCTTAAAATTAGTGGCGGGCGTTATAAGACCACTACCACCAACAATAAGACCTACACCAGACACACTAGAAAAAATGTCAAGAAAATCAAATAAAAGCATAAATAAATCATATAAATTTTTAATATGTGGTTTAATATAATCAAAGAAATCAAATAAAATTTTAATTATAGAAGAAGAAATATTGTTAGATATGTTACTAGCAGCTAACTGTGAATAAGAAAAATTAGAAGAAATTAAAGAAATAAGCCGTTCAACTAAAGAAGAACAAATGTCTACAGGAATCTTAAAAACTTTGTTTAAAAATTTTGTTAAAAATAAATCTTGTATAATCCCAAGATAGGATCGGGCACCAGCTGATTGTTGTTGTTGATCAGCAGGGCCTCGGCGTGGCGATTCTTGAGAGCAGTCATAGAAACACTCGGACGTTTCTTGACCAATTGTATGAGATTCAGTTGAGTCCTTAGCAGCTTTACCATTTTTAGTTGTTCTAAAAAATCCCTCCATAGCACATGAACGGGCAACTCATAACCCATATGAAAAAGCATCGCAGCGAACGATGATAATCCACATAAATTATGGCCCTTAATATTAAAAAGGTGGAGTACGATATATTACGATCCAACAATTTAGGGTACATTTCACGTACTGTAACACACTAACAAGAATTGTATTAAAATAAGACAGATATATGAACCAGAAAACCCCCATAACGGTGTCTGGGTTTTAGGGTTCATATATAAGAAGCCTCGGAGGTTGTTACGCACTAACCTTTATTCCCTATTGGCATACTTAAATTAAGGGACAAAACGTTTTGCCTATTGACCAATGCGGGCCAGATCTAGTTTTAGAGCCTTTTCCAAATACTAGCGTTATGTCAACTGCGTGTTTTCGATAACACGGGGAACGGTTACACACCCAATGACGGATGATTATAAAAAGATCTTTTCATATGCTCTAGGTAAATTTAGTCACATATAACTTTCACTTTAAATACTTAATTCCCAAATCGCCTGTAACCTAAGATTTTCCAACAATGTACAATTGCTTACCACTCTCCATAGTGATGAGTTACTCCCGAACCGCCAGGGAAGAGCACTTTATCATTGAGCTTATCACGTCTCAATTTTTAACTACTTCGTAAACTAATTGGTTGTCCTCCTAGTATCATCCATAACGTGGAAAACAATGTTGCTGAGACGCAACTATAAACTATCTCAGATTTAAGCAACAATGTAGTACTGAATGTTAATAATATATATAATAAATTAATTAAAATGGAATAAAAATAATTGTGGTTGAGTGAAATATGTTAATTTTATAAGGGATAACTATAATCAGCCCTAAGGCGTAATCACATCGAATTATTTTAAGACAAAATAATTAGATTGGCCAAAGTAATAATCCCACACAAAAGTAACACGTTTCATTGGGACAAAAAAAAACAAGTCAGTGTCTATGGATAAAAATTACAATAAACCTTAATAAAATACTTATTTAAATAGTGGGAAATAGTTATATAAATAATGTATAAAAAAAATAAAGAATACCGTCTCGCGGACCAACAGAAACCGGCCCTTTAAAATATGGGAACGGTAACCGAAGTCTGCGGTTATCGCTGAAATAGTACACTAGAAATAGGTATATAATAGGGGTCCCACGCCCTATTAT